CATTGCCGAGCGCAGCGGCCGCGAAAACATCAGCGAAGTATTTCTTTCGCCGGATGCGTTTGCGCATCGCACCGCGGAGGCTTCGATCGCGGAGCAGGTTGGCGACGTGCTGGCCGTCAACGGTTTGCCGCGGCCCGCCATTGCTGACGACGATCGCATCGGCGGCTGGCAGTACATGTACCAACTGCTGGAATCGAACGCCTGGATCGTCACGGAAAATTGCACGAAGCTGATTGAGTGCATTCCGACGTTGGTGCGCGACACGGCGCGCGTCGAAGACATTCGCAAAATGGACGGCGACGATCCCGCCGATTCCGCGCGCTATGGTTTGGTCTCCGGCGGAAGAATCGCTGGTGTTGCGGCGGCCTTCGCGCCGTCCAGGGCGGGGCAACCCCCGCCCCTAAAACCGCCGGGAAGCGGCGCGCATTTTGTTACGGGCATGCCGCTCGGCGAACAAATCAGCCGGCAAATCAGCGCCACGGATCCAACGTCGCGCGCCATTCACTCGCAGCGCCTCGAAAGCGAAGCGCGCAAACAGTTCCGGCCCAAGCCTCTGCCGCGCCGCCGCTGGTAGCACAGACTTTAGGTTGTGCCAGCTTCAACCGCAGAAAAGCGACAACCCACAGGCTAAAGCCTGTGCCACAGGTGCTCAATGCTCGATTGGCTTCGCAGAATGCTTCAGCTGAAATACGTGGGCCTGCTCGAAGCAGACGTGGCACGCCTGCGAGCAGAGAATCGCGCTCTGATGAACTCGCTGCTGGGGACAGCGGGATTTCCGCCGGTGGAGTTTCCCGAAGCGCCGAAGCCACAGGCACTGCCGCGGCTGCGCAAGCGCTCGTGGCACCAGATCCAGGCGTGGCGCCAGTCCGGCGCCGAGCGGGACGCTGCTGATAATTTAGAGCTTGTCGGTGCGAACCGGGCGAACGGGCCCGTGCCACACAGTTAAAAAAATGGCGACTCCAGTCTATTGCAGAACAATCGTAAAAGGCTCCGATACGAGCGAAAACCCGCTAGCTTCACGGAGCGCTTTGACATTTGCCGCGCTCAGTGCGCTGGTTTCATAGTTCGTGAGCACAAGCTTTCCGTCTTTAGTGTCCGCCTCGCGCCCCGGGGGGTTGAAGAAATAGTGCAGTGTGAGCTGATACGTTCCTTTTTTGCGAAACTTCAGCAGTGCGCGCGGATCCCGAAATGTCAGAGGCACCTCCGCCCATTCCCCGGGCTTCAGAAGCCGGATCGAGCTGTCCGTCAAACGCCATTTGCGCGAATAGTCCGATCCGTCGACGGGACAATAGCCGATCAACTCCTGGTCGAGCATAGCGCCCGAAGCATCGGTAGCGTCCCACCAGGACGCAAACACAGGTTCATGGCTCCTCTCAGGCGGACTGATCAAAACGGGGACGGTCGAGTGATTAATCAGCACGGCCTTGAACTCGACATCGTCGCGGCGATGAATGATTTTTGGCCCTGAAACCGTCAACTCGATGGGTGAGACCACCCGAGCAGACGGCGTGGACGCTTGTGTTTGTCCCAAGGAATAAGAGGGCACGTTTAGAGCGATTAGCAGGGCCATGGCCGAAGCTGTAAGGTGGCTCATAGAAGTCTCCTGAATGAGGCTAGTGAATTGGGAGTTGGAGGGGGATGTTGTTGAAGATGATCCCCTGCTTTGGGCCGCGCCTCGACGGCAGCTCCAGATTCCAGGTATCCGACGTGGCTTGCACGGAGAGGCTATTCTTCACGGCCGCGAATTGGTCCACGCCGAGTCTGCTCAAGTCCCACTGCTCGTAGCCGAGCGCGCGCTGGCGGTTGCCGCGCTCGTCGAAATAGTGGTCTGCATTCGGCGGCACATAGGTCAACGTCACCGCCAGGTGGTACGTGCCCGCACTCGGGAAACTGTAATCGTCCGAAGGTCCTGGGAGGACCATGAACTCGTGGCTCTCGCCGGGCGCAAGCACCAGCAGATCGTCGTTACGTAGATGGCGCGCCTCGGCTTCGGCCTCCGGGCTGGTTATCGGCGTGCCGCAGTAGCCGTGCACGACAAGCGCCATTCCGATGGGCGTGCCTTTCGCGTCCGTGACAGACCAATCCCATCGCGCGTTCATCAGCATGCCGCTGCGCACGAACAAAAGCAGCGGTTCAGCGGAGCGATTCGTCAGCAGCGCATTGAAAATATTCGACTCGAGCGACTCGCCGGGCCGCACTGTCGTAGGGCCGCTGAGTTTGAGCTCAATCTTGGGGAGCTTGCGCGAACGGTGCGCATCCTGGGCGCCGAGTTGAACGAACGGCACGCACACCCACGCAATGAGGACTAGCGTGGCCAGCGGGGGACGCAAGTAGGGAACCTCTCTTTGCATCATGGCGTGTCTCCCTTCCGTTAGTCAGCAGTACCAAAGTTCCACAGCAGCAATTTCAGCCGGGATAGGCGAATGAGCTTCGACAACGACAACAGGATTGGAACGATCCCCCCGGGATTTCTTGCACCGGCGGACGGCAACTACACGCCCAACGCAATGCCCCTCGTGGCGCAAGCCGCCAGCCCCACGGCTGGTTCCGATGCGCGCGGCGCCAAAGGCGAAACCGACCCATGGGCCGACACCTCGGCTTTAGGGGCGCAGCATGCTGCGCTCCTACCCGGCGCGCTCGTCGATTTAGGTCCCAACAACGAGCGCCTGGAAGACGTCAAGCCGGAACTCGTCAACGCCCTGCGCGAACTGGTGCGGCAGTATCGCCAGGAAGGCGTTGTCGCGCGGCGCAACGAGATTCGGCGCATTCGCCAGGCTCGGCTCTTCTGGCAGGGTTTGCAGTACGCCTGGTGGAATTCCAACGACATGAACTGGCATCTGCCTTACGAGAATCGCTCGACGGATGATCGCCAGCTCGAAGAAATGCCGCGGTATCAATTCGTCACAAATTTTTACCAGGGATTTGGGCTCTCGTTCATCGCCGTGCTTTCCCAGGATGTGCCGAGCGTGCGGTTCTATCCACAGTCCGCGCAGTCGCTCGAGGATATTGCCTCGGCGCGCGCAGCCAGCGACGTGGCCGAACTGATCGAGCGAAACAATGAGGTCGAGCAGCTTCTAACGACCATCGGATATTTTCTGTGGACTGACGGAAAGCTCGGCGCGTATGTGCGCTATGTCGCCGATGGGCAACGCTTCGGTTTTCATGAAGAGCAGTTGCTCGCCGCGCTGGAAATTCCGCTCGGCGAGGACAAATATGTTTGCCCGAAGTGCGGGAAGGAAACGACAGCCGATGCACCGGATCTAGGGGCGACCCTTGGGTCGCCCGGTGACGATGGCGCGGAGGCCTCAACGGGCGGGGCAAGCCCCGCCCCTACGATGGAATGCCCTGGCTGTGGCGCGGAGATGAACGAAGCGCATCTGCGCAAGGCCGAACGCGTGACCGTGCCGCGCGTGATTGGTACACGTCGCGCGCCCAACGGGCAAGAAGTCATCTCCATCGCCGGCGGCCTCGAACTCAACACCCCCGTCTGGGCCAATGAAATGCACGAATATCCCTACCTGCAATGGCAGGCGGAAGTGCATCGCGCAAAACTGAAGGCCTCATATCCGCTCGCGGCAAACAAAATCGAAGCCGCGCCTTCGCAGGGACCCGATGACGTCTACGCGCGGGTGTCGCGCCTGAGCGTCGAGCAGGGGTTGCCTTCGATCCATCCCGGCGACGCGCTGATGAACCTGATCACGTTTGACCGCACGTGGCTGCGGCCTTGGGCGTTCTTTTCGATCGAAGACGAATCCGTGCGCAACGAGCTGCTGGCGCTGTTTCCCGATGGCTGCTACTGCGGCTTCGCTGGCGATGTCTACTGCGAGTCGCGCAACGAATCGATGGACGACCACTGGCGCGTGTTGCACGCGCTCCCCGGAGACGGGCAGAACCGCCCAAGCGTCGGCGATTCGCTCGTGCAAGTGCAGGAGCGCTACAACGTGCTCTCCAACATGCAGGCGGAAACGTACGAGTACGGCATCCCGCCGATTTACGCCGACCCGCAAGTGCTCGATTTCGACGCGCTGGCAAATCAAGTCGCCGAGCCCGCCGCGCATTTTCCGGCGCGCGCGCGTCCTGGACAGCCGCTCGCTGCGGGATTCTTCCAGCCGGCGCCAGCGCGCGTTCCGCCCGACATGATCGAGCATCAGCAGGATTTGATCGGGCCGGTCGCGCAGTTTTTGACGGGCCTGTTTCCCGCGATTTTCGGTGGGAACATGGAAGACGTGAAGACGGCAAGCGGCTACGCGCTGGCCCGCGATCAAGCCATGGGCCGCCTCGGCCTCGTCTGGCGGCGAACGAAACAGTTTTATGCCGACGTGCTGCTGCTGGGGGTCGACTGCTTCCGCACGAATCGCCCGGAGGGCGTGGAGATTCCGCTTCTCGGGCCCGATGGCGTGCTCGATGCGCGCTCGATTCGCACCGCGGATTTGAAGGGCAACATCTGCGTGCATCCGGAAGCCGACGAAACATATCCGCGGCTGAAGTCGCAACAGCGTGCGGTGCTGCAGCAATTGTTCTCGCTGAACGATCCGCTGATTCAGGAAGCGTTGGCCGAACCAGCCAACATCGGCTACATCAAAAATGTTTTAGGCCTGAACGAACTGGTGGTGCCAGGGGAGGATTCGCGCAACAAACAGTTGCGCGAAATCCAGCAGTTGCTCGCCAGCGCACCGATTGTCATCTCGACGCACGCGTCAGGCGTGGCGCACGCCGGGTCCATGCGAGATTCGCCAGAGAGTTCGGCCGTAGGGGCGACCCTTAAGTCGCCCGACGCAAATGGTGCCGACGCGTCAGCGGGCGGGGCAAGCCCCGCACCTATGAACGGATCTGCAGATACCGCGCACCAGTCAGCGGTGCTTGTGCTGCCGTCCGTGCCGGTGGATCAACTGCTCGACGACCATGACGTGGAATTCGAGGAGTGCAAGCGCTGGGCAAACTCCGAAGCCGGGCAAGCCGCCAAGATGACGAATCCGGCAGGCTTCGCCAACGTTCGCGCCCACACCGAAGCGCACCTGCGCGCCATGAGTCTCGCCGCGGGCGCCGCCGCAGCTAATGCAGGGACCGCGCCGGCGAAATCGTCAACCGCAAAGAAAACGTCAAACCCACCACAAACCACGGAGCAGTAATGCAACCTGCAAATCAGAACGCCCCTTCAAGCGATTCGCCGCGCGCCAACGGGCACAGCCAATTGCACGAGCTGTTTGCCCTAACGGACGAGCAGATCCTGGAGATTGATCCGGCTCCGCAGGACGTTGAGGTCGCGGGGGTAGCGCCAGCAGCCTTGCTGGCGGGTTTGGATAACGCTGGCACGGACAGTGAACGCGGTATTGGCTCTAGTCAGCAACCGCCACAAAGTGCACAGGCACAAACCGCGCAGGCAGGAGTGCCTGCGCTACACGCGCCTCCTGCTTGGCTAGCGGATACGATGAGCGATCCACAACGCGGCGCGGAAGCGCGCGCGCTGTGGGACGGCGTGCAGCGGACGGAGAGGGAAGCCGCGGCGTATCGTGAGGTTTTTGCCAAGCCGGAAGAAGCGCGTTCTGCGGCGGCGCGCGCGCGGCAGCTCGACGACATCGACCGTGCTTATTTTGCAGGGGATGCGACGCAGCGAGCGCAACTTGCTACGCTGATGATGCGCGAAGATCCGGCGGCTTTTCGCGAAATGGTGTTCGCGGGATTGCGAGCGTTGGAAGAAACAGGGAAGCCGGTCAGCGACAGAAGCGTTGCCGATGCGCTTTCGCGCAGCGGCAACGCTTCGCCGAATTCGGCGGGTTCCGCAGGGGCGACTCTTGCGTCGCCCGCCGCAAATGGTGCCGGGGCCTCAACGGGCGGGGCAAGCCCCGCCCCTACGACCAACGCGCAGCAAGCGCAGCTCGCGGCCTATGCGGCGTTTGAGCAATCGGCCAATCAGGATCTGGAGCGCAGCGTGGGCAGCGCGATTGAACGCACACTGGATCAGGCGCTCCCTGCGACCGGCCGCGCGGATAGCGCCGCCCTAAAAGGCCGCATGGCCGCAGCGATTCGCCAGGACATCGAGAAAGCTCTGCAAGGCGACCGCCAGCTCGGAGAACAAGTAGCGCAGATTCTGTCCGCCAAGCGCCTCGACAGCGAAACACGCGCGCAAGTCGTGCGGCTGATCGGCGAGCGCGCGCAGCAACTCGTCCCTGGCGCGACAAAACGCGCGCTGAACGATTGGACGCAGACTACGCTCGCCACACATCGGGCGAAATCGCGCGGCGCGGATGCGCACGCGGCCCGCACCGACCTGACGCCGGCGGCGGCACAAGGCGGTCGCGGTGCAACGGCTTCCGCCAAGGACGCGGCGCGTGGCCGTGACGAAAAAAACCGCGCGTCTTCGACTCCCGCGACAACAAACAGCGGGCGCGTCGATTACCGCAGGTTGAGCGACGATCAAATTTTGGATTTGTGAGACGGGCAGTCCGCTTTAATGAAACGGGCGGATAAGCAACAGCAATGCGACGATCACCGCGAATCCAATCATCACCATCGAAAATGCTGCGCCAAGCGCATACAGGTAGGGCTTGAACGTCCCCGAGCCACGCGTTCGCCGGAAGTCGCGGACGCATATTTTTAGCATATACGCGCAGAGCACAAACAAAAGCACCAGGGGCAAGTATCTGTATTGACCCATCTTGGATTTTGAGTCAGCTCAAGGTGACCGACATCAAACGCGGTGAATGATACCCGGATTCGCTCCGCGATTCACCACGCCGCGATCTTTTGTACACCACCACCAAGTTTCGGCGCCTTCTCAAGAGACGCCTGCGCGATTCTCTGCCGCGATGCTGCGGCCATAGGGAACACCGCAATCCTGTTGGCCGCTCGCGGCTACCCGGAAATCCTAAGGAGAAGAACAGATGACAGCACAAGCAAACGCGAACGTCGTCGCGTTGCAGCTCGAGAAGGTGCGCGACAAAGTGCCCCTGCTCTATGAACGGGACGACATTTTACTCACCATGATCCAGCAGCGCGGCGACGTGGAGAAAGTTTCCAGCCGCAACCTGCGCCTGCCTTTGCAGGTGAATCCCGGCGGCAAAGCCGGCTCGTATAACGCCGACGGCGGCGACCTGGGCCGCGGCTCCGGCACGCAATATGACGTGGCGCAGGTCTCGCCCATTTTCTTCCGCTTCGCGATTGAAATCACGAAGCTGGTGGAATACGCGACGACCGGCCGCGAGCGCGCCATCGAAAACGCCACCAAGCGCGAAGTCGCCAACGGAATGAAACAGTTCCGCGCGTTCCTCGATAAGCTTATGCAGACCGCCGGCAACGGCGTACTCGGCACCATCAGCACCGTCGCCGGCTCGACCTTTACCATGTCCGTGCCCAGCGGCGCCGCGCTCGTCTATCCCGGCCAGACCATCCAGATTTACGACACCACGCTGACCACCAACCGCAACGTCGCGGCCAGCGTGACCACGACGGTGCTCTCCGCCGATCCCGTCACCACGCAGACGATCACCGTGGACAACGTGCCCACCGGCACCGTTGCCACCGACGTCATCGTGCACGACGGCCTCACCGGCGCGCAGCCTGTGTCGCTCTTCGGCATCAAGTATCACCAGAACAACTCGACGACCGGCACCTGGCTCAACCTCAACCGCGCCACCTATCCGATCCAGTTGCAGACGCCGCGCGTCAACGCGGGCAACGCCGCGCTCACGCCGTCCAACGTCCGCCTGGCCATCAACAAGGTCCGCAAATCGTTGGGCATCAATCACGTCGCCAAGCTGATCGCCTACATGGCGGTGGAACAGGAACATGCCTGGGAAAATCTGGGCATCACTGTCAGCCAAATCATCAAGGAAGGCGGCGAAGGCAACGGCAACGATCTCGATCTGCTCTTCAGCGGCCGCAAGACGATGAGCGGCGTCCCGATCAAGTCCAGCGTCAACGCCGACCAGACCCGCGTGGATTTTCTCGACCTCTCGCACTGGGGACGCGCCGTGCTCAAGGACATCGACTTCTACGAAGTCAATGGCAACACGGTGTTTCCGGTTTACGGCGCCAGCGGCGGCATCGCGGCCAGCTACATCTTCTACTTCGACACCGCGTTTCAGGTATGGGACGACTCGCCGCGTACCGGCGCGTTCATCGACACACTAGCGCGGCCATCCGGCTACTAAACCTCAGGGAACGGCATGAGCCCTCCTGGTAGTGGCGCAGCAATGCTGCGCCACTACCACCGAGGCTGCCACATTCGAGTCGTAGTTGAAAATGCAAAGAGCGCTCATAGCCGGAGCAACGCTTCTGTTGTGCGGTGCTATCGCCGCGCGCAGCAAGACCGAACCTCTGGTCTTTGTCTTCCTTCGTGTGGATCGCGCGCATGACGTCGCGATTCTTCGTCCCATGATCGCTCCGGACATCGGCGCGCAATTATCGTCCGGCATGTTGCAGCTTAAACCGGGAACAGTACTGCAATGCGACGCCGTGACACGCGAGTATCACGCAATCGTTGAAGGGCAAGTCTCAACAGTCACCGACCTGATGCTGAATTGCGGTGACCAGAAATTCGTCGTGAAGAGTTTAGCCTTCGCGCCACAAACACAATGATTAGAGTTCTGCGCGAAACGCACGAAACGCCGGAAAACGTCGCGCAGCTTTTGAAACGCGCCGGCGGAATCAATCGCCTGGGCGAACCAAATTACCGCGCCCTCTGGGGCTGGAACCGCTTGGCGTGGATTGGCGGCAAATTCGAGGAGCACGATCCCGCAACGGGATCATTGCTCCGCGAAGTCGTCGAGCTGCGGCAGGAGCCCAAGTATCCCGCCGTGAACCGTTGGCACATCGAGCGGTGGGTGCCTCCGGAAGCGTACGGCTCGCCGCGCGCGTGGTACGCACAAACGATCGAACGCGCCAACGGCGTCAGCATTCCGGCGCTGGGACCGTATCCTTCGCGCGGAGAGTACGAACATTGCTTCACGCTCGAAGGACCGGCCGGAGAATTCGTGCAGCTCACGCCAACGGTGGCGGAGCACATCGCGCGAGCGATCGAGTTCTCCCGGCACACTCCGCGATCGCGAAAGCGCCGCTCCATCGACGACAGGGAAGTGCGCGAAGACCGCGCCTACGACGCCTGGGCGTACGACATGCTCGACGACGCCTCGCCGGCCTTTCACAAGCAGCCTTTCGTGACGGTAGGTTAAGGCGCGTAAGCGCGCGCAAATTAGAAACGCAGCTCAGCAGAACATGGAAAAACAGCTCAAGCGAATCGAGATTTGGCTGCGCGGCATCCTTGCTGCGGCGATCAGCGGTGGCGCTGGCGGTGTACTTACAGGTTTCGCAGCCGTGGGGATCGATCCGCAGCATTTCAATCTCCAATCCGGCGCGGGCGCGACCTTGCGCATCGCCGCGGCCGCTGCCCTGATCAATTCCGTCATCGGTGTTGCGGCCTATCTCCAGAAGTCGCCGCTGCCGAGCGATTGATTAGGCGAGCAACTCGAGTACACACGTTGTCCGCAATTCTGTAGAGGCCGGGCTTTAGCCCGGCTGCGGCCCTGAAGGGCCGCCCCTACAAAAAAGGACGCAAGCCATGCCAGTCGTAGGATCAAGCGCGTACAACTCGGCAGGACAAATCACATCGCTGGTGCGATCGCTGCTA